TTTGTATCGCACTTGCTGTCAAATTGCTTACTGCTATACTACTTAATTCAGCCAAACTTCCTAATCCTAAGTTAGATCTTGCAGTTGTAGTATTAGTCAAATCAGATAAGTTAGATGCTTTTACTAATTTTTCCCCTAATGATGTAGCAGTTGTAGTAGCAAAGTTTGCATCATCTCCCAATGCTGCTGCTAATTCATCTAAGGTATCCAAAGCAGTTGGTGCAGAACTTACTAATGATGATACTTCTGCATCTACATAGGCTTTGATTGATTGTTGTGTTGCAAGTTTAGAATCACTATTAGATGACATATTATCCTCATCTAAAATAGCAGTACCACTTACACCAGTATTGATTACTGGACTGGTAAGTGTTTTGTTTGTAAGAGTTTGTGATCCAGTAAGAGTTACTTCACCACTTGCATTCAAATCTATATTATTGTTTGCATCATCATAAGTTACACTTACATTGGTTAATGAGTTTCCAGTAGTAAACATTGTACCTACTGTGTCTTGAATAAATTCTGTTAAAGTTTTAGCCCCAATAAATAATTCAGTAGATACTTTTACTTTATCACTTGCAATTAATAAGTCTGCAGCAGTACCATCTCCATCATATAATGTACGAAGTGTACCATCTATACCACCAGTTTCTCCAGTATGAATTAACTGAACATAGCCCTGATTTACAGGTGTATTTCCTATATTGGTATTACTACTCATGAATCAATATTATCTCCAAGTTCCTCTCTTAGTTTTTTATCAGACAAATGTCCTAATTTTAAAAGAGTAGGTTTACTGATTAATCTTGTAAGTTCACCATCTTCTTTGCAATCATGAATTTCTTTATTGCATTTTACAAGTTTTGGCTCATCAAAACCTTGTAATGTATCAAATCTTGCACCACAAGTGCATTTATATTCGTATATTGGCATCTATATCCCCTTCAAATTAGTTTCTAATGGCAATATAGGGCTAACCGAAATTAGCCCCATATTTAATCGATTTTCAATTATGCTTATGAAGCATTCTTGAAATTGACAATTCCACCTAAAGCATTTTCTTCAGGGTGTGATAGTGTTGCACCAAACAACATATCAACCACAACTGAAGTCGAGAGATGGTCAATATCATACTGACTTTGCGAACGAACGCCAAATTGCTCAGCATAGTAAACTGATTCTCTTTTAAATACAGAACCTGAGATGTTTACTCCACCTTCAGACCAGTCGGTTGAAGGATATACTGGCATACCATAGATTTCCATGACATTACCTGAAACGATAGGATTTACCGCATCTCCTCTCTTCTGACTCTCAGTAAAATCGCCCTGTCCCATTAAGCCCATATATGCTTTTGGATTAGCATAGAAGAAAGTATCTCCATCTGTGTAATCGTAGTTTTGATCTAATAGTAATTCAAGTCCACTTCTTAGTTCTGCTGGTAAGATGATGTCATCTGTAGCCAAAGTTACTAAGTTTTGTGTGTGTCCTTGGATTTTACCTGCTAAGTATGCTTCTACACCTTTAGCCAAAGAATAACCCATTGAACTTGCATATACTTCAAATAAGGATTGATTTGATTGCACATTTGCAATATCTTCAATTCTTTTTGCTTCGTAGATATGCTGATCAAGAGGGATTGTTCTTGAAGTATCTGTGTTAGCATCATAAGTTACAGCAGAATCTGCTGACTTATCTCTTTTTGTATCTTCCTTGACTTGTGGAATATTGATTCTGTCAACACCAGTTGCAAGTGCAGAAAAATCAGTAATCTGATTTCTTAATTGCATTCTTTTTTGTGCAAATTCTAAGACAGCATCTGACCACATTTCACCAAGAAAAACATCTGTTGTTGTTTTTGTTACATTAGCCATGTTAAGCCCCTTTAATATATTTTAATTAGTCTTTTGTATAGCCCTCTAATATCTGATTCCAAAGTTTAGGATCACGTTTCATTTTCTTTCTATCCTCATCTGTGATGTCAGCAAACTTTGTATTGGTTGCAAACTTACCACTTGATGTAACTTCTTTGGCATCTGATACTTGCACTTTGTTTTTTCCCAATCTTTCAATGTGCTTTTCCAACTTAATTGTTGGCAGGTCTATATAGATTTCTTGATCATCATCTGAAAGTTGGGACAGCAGATGTTCTCGTCTTTGTTTTTCTTGAATCTCAAATTGCTCAACTACTGGTTTTAACTTTTCGTTTTCTGCCTTGACATTCTCGTACAAAGATTTAAACTCCTCTTTTTCTTCAAGTTGTTTTTGTTCTTGAAGTTTGAGGTTATCTTTGAGTTCCTTCAACTCAGCTTCTGCTGCTTGGCTTCTTTGTCTGTATTTCTTGCTTTCTGCAATTAAGCTACCGACTTCTGATTGATTATCAGTATTTTCCTGTGTAGGAGTTTCTGCTACTGCTTGTTCTTCTACTTTTACATTTTCTTCGGACATTCTGCCCTCCTATTTTATTATCGTTGTTTTGGATACATACTTTTTAATGTTTCTATCCAAAAGTTCTTTGCCGAATCTCTCGGCTATAAATTCTTTATTTTTATTAGACAAATCATAGATGTCATATCCTCTTTTCTGATTGCCTAATACTATTTCCCCTCTATCGTAAGTAATGATTGCAGTATCAGGTTTTGATGATGCTCTCATACTTCTTAGGGTTCTACCAGTTAATCTCATATTGACAAAAGAAGTAGTGGTATCAGTAGATTGATTTTCATATCCTTTTACTCTTTGTCCATTAGGGTATCTCATACCTGCTGCTTTACGATTCTTGTAACTATCAATATTGGCAGTCCACTTTTTGCTACCCTTACTAAAAGTTCTAAATCCTACATTACTTCCACTATCAGAATATTGGTATCCACTTTTACCATTCTGAAATCTACCTTTACTTGCATCTAAAGTAATTTTATCAATAGCATCTTGTGCTAATTTTGTCATTACTTTCGAATTAGGTTTGACTACTTGATCTATTCTCATACTCTTACCCAATCATGTCTGCAGTTATATCCACCTCTATTAACAAAATCTATATATCCTAAAGAATCTATTTCTTCTCTTGTTAGTGGTGGTTCTTGTAATGCTCGTTGGCATACATCTCTTGTTTTGCTATCACTTGGTCCTACATATTTAAACTTCACTTCAGGAAACTCCTCAAATGCTTTTGCTCTTGATGTATTACTAAATCTTGAAAAAGCATCATTAATTAAAAAAGAAGTTTCACTTGAACTAATGTAAGTTCCTACACCAAAGGTTGTATTGATGTTATTCATTATCTGAATATTACTTTCTCCAGTTATGATCCCTCTTAGCATAGCAGTCTTTAGTTGGTCTGAATACTGCCTTACTCCATTAGTTAAATAAGTCATTTCAAAGTTCTTTAACTCTTTCAATGCTTCGATACTTGCAACTGATACTTGTCCTAATTCTCTCCTTGATAGTTCTGCAAATACTCTTGCTATCTCATCATCAAAGGTTTTACCAACTCTATTCATAAGTTTGGTAAACCCTAATGTTTCCATTTCTGCAAAAAAATCTATCTGCTTTGCAATCTGCATTAGTTCAGTATCAGATACTCTACCTAATCCAATAACTAAGTTATCCAATTTGTCAATTAACTGTTGTTGGATATTCTCTATTTCTTTATTGTAGAAATCTAACTTAGCCAACTTGTTCACCTATTCTATCTATAATAGATTGTGTTTCATCTGCTTGTTGAGGTTGTTCTTGATCTATTTGATCTACGATACTTTGTATCTCTTCCTCTTTGAAATCAGGATTCTTTTTTCTTAAATAAGATTGTCTTGTTTCTAAGTCATTAGCAAATGCCCAAGTGTAATATGCTATTTCCTCATCTTGACTCATTGGTACTTCTCTTTCAGCAAAGTCAATACTAAACTGATCCCCAAGATTGATGTTTGCAGATACTTCTAATATTCTTGATGCAATTCTAAATTGCTCTCTTTCAAATGGTCTGTATATTTGTTCTACATCACTTCGTAATGCGTCCATTAAATCTAA